ATGCCCTGAATGACCCGGGTGCGGTGGTCGTTGAGCCGTTGTACCATGCCCAGTTGGACAGCGAGAACCTTCTTGGCCGTCTCCGTCGGCACTCCGTCCGCGTGCAGTAAAGCCCGGTATTCCTTCAGGGCCTGCTCGTCAATCGGCGTGCCCTCGGGAATCTCGAATTCGTAGCCCTCGGGGGTCTCGGGGACGTTGGCGAACCGCCGCAGATGCTCCGGCTTCAGGATGCCTTTGAGACGGTCGAGGATCTTCGCTGATTCGGGTTCGGGCAGTCCATCCAGGGAGTCGGGCACGCGGAAGGATTGGCGGAACTGCTTCTGTAACTCGACATGCCCTTTCAAGGCGTCCTTGATCGTCTTGTACTTCGAAAGGGTCTCCTTGCCGCCCTTGTCCTGGGCGAGATCCGCAAAGTCTGCCGTCGCGTCCAGCCAATGGGTTTGCGTGCCGCCGTCTGTTGCGCCACCATCGGCCCCAACCCCGCCATCGCCGCCGCCCGCTCCATCCGGGGAAAAGAACCACATCGGGAATCGAATCATGCTTGTCCTCCATTCTTTCGAGCTTCCTGCCTTGCCGTCACCAAGATGGCTTCGGTCACGTTCTTCCACATCAGTTGTTGACCCTCTTGGGTCGAAATCATCCGGCCGATCCGCTGCATGGCCTCATTGTGAATGACCCGTTCGGTGTCGTTGCTCAGTGTCGTCAGAGCCAGAGCCACATCGGATTCCAAAGCATCGGGGTAGGCGGAATACATCTCAATCAGTCGCTCGCGGGAAATCATTTGGCTCCCATCATAGCCAAGGGGCTTTTCTTGTCGGTCGGGCCTTGCAAATTCTTCACGCCCTGGGCCATCTTTGGGGCGGCCTCGGCGATCTCCTGCTGGATGGCCCGCTGCTCCAGGGCCTGCTCCAGGGCCTTGTATTCGTCCTCGGGGACAATATCGGCCTGAGGGAAGCCTTCGCCCTCTAAGAATCGCTCCAGGGCCGCATCCCAGCGTACCTTGTTGACCACCCGGGGATTGGCCTCAAAGAACATCTGCGCCCCCGCCAGGGCTCTGAGGGTCTTGAGGGAGTTGCGGTCCCGCTTCATCGCCATGGACAGCAGGCCGATGAACTCAACGTCCATCGTGCCGTCGCCGTACTGCTGGACAATGGCCGGTGGTTCAGGCAACCGGCCCCACGGGCTGGCGGGCTCGGCCATCAGCTCGAAGTCCATGAACAGGTCATGAGTCGGCGCGAGCACCTGATTCTCGTACGTTTCGACCTGGGGGAACAATTGGCCCCGCTGCTCCGCATCGGTCTTCATCAGGGCAAACATCGTCTCCGGCTGTTGCTTGGCGTCCATGGCCTCGGTGACCGGCAAGAAGGTGCGATAGTGGAAGTGCCGCCGCACCGATTCTGCCAGCCGATCCGCGAAGTCTACCGCGATGTCATATCGCTTGTTGTACTCCAGCGGCTTGGGGGGTCGGTCGTATTCCTGCTCGGTGCGGGCCCAGTTGCCCCCGCCCGGCCCCATGTCCAAGAGCCCTTTGAGTGTCGCCATGGCCCATACTGGGGGCTTGACGGCAAGCTCGGCCGTACCAAACAGGGCCTCCCAGATGGCATTGTGGCCCCGGATGTCGTAAATGGCCCACCATGCCATGGTGCGGCCGTAGACCTCATGCCAGTTGCGGTGGTAGTGCCACGAATTGAATGGGCGGGAGAAATAGCCCGGGCCCTGATGGAGGGGCTTGAGCACCACTTGTTCGGCCGCTCCGGCGGCATCCAGGCAGATGAAGTGCTCCATCCACGGATACCTGTCGATGATGGGAATCAGGCCATCACTGCCCCGCAGGCCCTTGTAGATGCGGTCCCCGGCCCCGTAAATCACTTGAAGGTATTTGCTCTTGGCGTAGTGGTTGCCGTTGGCGAGCTGGTTCTTGATGGCAAGCGGCAGGTCTTTTTCCCCGAAGAAGTCCGCCGCCTCCATGGCGTTCCATTCGTGGAGGACGTGGATACAGTTGTCCATCCCAAAGATGTCCCGATCCAGCCACACCGAGGCGTAATCGGGGACTTTGCAGATGATCCGGTCATTGGCGACGTCCTGCTGAAAGAGCATGGCAGGGCTGCCCACCGTACCCCCATCGAGGGTGAATTGGGGCATGACGTCGTAGTAGTTCGACCGCTGGTATACGGCCGTCATGTGGTCGGCCATGTCCTGGCAGTACCGGTTGACCTCGTCGTTGCCCTTGAACGAGATACCGAAACGGCGGTCGGGCTCGGGGACTTGCTCCCTGAACCATTCGCCGCGGCGGGAAATCATGTTGCCTTGAAAACCCCTGCACCAGACCAACGCCGCATGGGGGCCGGTCCCTTCGACAATCGAGCTCCCTTCGAAAGCCCCCTCGGTCTTCTGACCGGTTTGACCACGAACCAGATCGGGCCGCAGATACTGGACAATGACGTCGCGCTGGGCGTCGTAGGGCTGTCGCCGCTGGACGTAGTCCCCGTGGCGTCCCTGTATCCGCTGCCAGAGGTTTTGTTGGTCGTAGGCGGTCATAGCCCCAGCTTTCCGGCTGAACCCAGCCGCAGATCCTCATCTTTGAACACCTGTGCGGCCGGTCTATACTTCTTGCGGGCCTTGGTGATCTCTTCGCCCGGCGTCACCGGAATAGGGGGAGCCCCGGGCGTGGGGGATTTGGGAGCTTTCTTCTGGCTCATGCTATACAGCCCCGCCCCGGCCCCTGCCATCAAAGCAATCGAAATCGGGTCAAGCCCCATGTCGCCCCCTGCTGAATCGCCCCCAAGTGCCGTAGGGGGAGGTATTGCCGCCCGCATAAGCTGCCGCCACAACGCGGCTGTCGCCGATGTACTCGCCGCCGATGGTCCCAAAGCGATACTGGACCGCCAAATGCCTCAGAGCGTCCATCATATGCCGATGAGGGGTCTGGGCGGGCTGATTGTGGTAGGCGGGCTGGTCCTCAGTCGAAAGCCGCTCATTCTTCTGCTTGCCGTAGCCCTTGGCCGCCCAGAGAAGCGTTCCGGCCCCCTGCTCATCGATGTCGAGCAAAGGCCAGATGAACCGCACAGCCTCAATTCCATCCTCGAAGGAGATTTTTGGCACGGCGTGGAAATTGAACCCCAGCCCCCGCAGGACATCGCGGGTAGTCTTGCCACTGGCGGTGAAACTCTGCTTGTTGCTGCCCTCCAGGTCGGGCCCGGCGTAATGATCCTTGCCCCAGACGTAGGGCATGGCCTGCATGCTCTTGGCTAGTCCCATGGCCCCCCGGCCGTCCACGGGGACCGTTCCACCGCGGCTGGCAGACTCCCCGGCATTGTCCCAGTAGTCGTTGATGATGCGAATGCGGCCCCGGATGAACTGAGCATCGAAAGCCGCCGTCCACACGTCACCAGTGTCAGCGAAGCGGTAGACGGGAAAGGCCGGGTCGTAGGGATACGAGCCGATCCGCTGCGTCCGGCGGGCCGCAGCGAGCTCGCCGCCGTAGTACGTGCCCTCTTTGGTCGTGGGGAACGCTCCCCGCACGCGAATGAGCCAGCCGTCAGAGCCTTGCCGATAGCGTTTGAGGATGGTCTGTTCAAAGTCTCTGCCTGCTACACCGGGAATGACCTCGCGGCCCTCTTGATAGTTCGGAGTGTCCAGGACTGAGACGGGGACTACATGCCAGCCCTGATCGCTCATGTAGGGCTCGGAGGACGTCTCCAGTTGATCGAGCTTGCCGTTGAGCCGGCAGGCGGCCGCAAACTCGCTCTCGGGGTCCGTGGGGTTGCCGATGGCGAGAACCTTGCACCGTTCGTTGACTACCAGACCTTCCATGATCGTGCGCCAGATCTGCGGCATGATGCCGCACGCCTCGTCAATCAGGGCCAAGACCCACTCATTATGCCAGCCCTGCATTTTGGAGCTATGCTCGGTCGCTGAATCAGGGGAGGTCGAAAAGCCAATGGCGAAATTCAACTCCCAGCACATCCGCTCTTCCGGGGACAGGCTCTCCAGGATAGCCGCGTTGGGCTTGCAATCCCAGAGGGTCTGATTGATGGTCCCACCCAGAGGGATACGGGAGCCCACGAACGAAGCATGGATATGCCGCCAAAGCTGATTCTTGACTTGGTTGTCCGAGGGGGCCGTGGTCAAAACGGTGGATGGCTGGAAACAGGTCTTGAACCAGGGGACGATCACCCGGCCCGCGCCAAAGGTCTTGGAGACGCTGTGTCCGGCCGGCACGGCGGTAAGCTGGTAATCTCGCACGCTCTCGGCTACCGCCCGCATTTTGCCCCAAATATGCTCAGGGCGAACCCCCAGGACGTTCACGGCAAAGCCCACCGGGTCTTGCCGGTAGGCAATCATCTGTGACCAGATGCCCGCCATCTCGGCCCGGTCGCTCACGGAGAGCCTGTCCAGGGCTTTAGTCGGTAGTGCCATCGCGAGCACCACGCATAATAGCCGCAATATCTGCGAGGCTTTGTACATTCAGGTCGAGTTCCTTCTTGTCCCGCCACACTTTGGGCCGGCGGTTTTTCAGCCAGAAGATCATCGCCGTGGGGTCCGGCGGATAATGCTTGATGATCGGCGTCAGGGTTACTGAGCCCTCGTAATTGGACACATGCACGTCAGGTACGCTGTAGCCCGTGGCCCGCTCGAACAGGCTTCGCTCGACTTTGTCGTCGGAAATGGCCTTGGCTTTTTTGATGGAGGAAAGAAACTCAGGGTATCGCTTGTACCATGTCTTGACGGTCTGCTCACTGACGCCGAACAACGAGGCAATCTGCTCATCCGTGAAGGGGGCGTTGTTCTCAGCTTCAACCTTGACATTACGAGGGTAGGTCTTGCGGTATTTTGTGGGTCTACCGCCGGCATGTTTCTTTTTCGTTGCCCCTTTTTCTCCTGCGTCTCCAACCATGATGGCGGGAATAACACTATCTGGCTGGTTTGTCAAGAGAAATCCGGCATAGGGACGGGGGATTTTAACAGTATCCTGCTATTCTGCTGTTTTTGTCTGATTATCTGTATTTTACTATAGACATAGAGAGAGTATGCCGATAGAGTATCAGTAGTGATTGACAACCAAACAAGGGAACATCAGGAACGGGAGGACAGACAGATGGCACGCATCAGAACCTACGATATTGTCAAGAGCGAGGTTGGGACCGGCAAGCCGGTGGATGCCGCGAGAATCCAGAGTACGTCCAAGAAAGCCACCCTGATGGCTTGGGGCGTCAAGAATCCCCGCAGCCTGGATCGCTTTAGCGGGTTGGAGATGTTCGACGGGGGCGACAAGTTCACCTATGTAGTGGCCATTGAAGGTAAGGAGGATTGACCCCATGATAACCCTCTATCTCATTGCCGTGGCCGTGGTGGTGGTCCTGTCGGCCCTGTGGGGCTACTGGCAGGCCTGGGGCCGCGATGGTTGGCTCGATGGTCAGGTATTCAAAGACCCGCAACGACGATTCAGGAGATAAGCCCGTGGAAAAGACTGACCTTGAGCTGGCCTTGGAAAGAGTGACCAATAAGACCGTACAGAAACGCAGGCAGTATTTGTGCAACATCCCTCCGATTCTGGTTCGTGCAGCCCACGAAGAGGCCCATCGCCAGCTATTGGAGACGGGCCTCAATATCACTTGGCAGGCGGTCATCCGGGAATGGGTAGTGGCCGGCCGGAAACTGTCACCCGCAAAATAGGAGCATCTGCTGTTTCTTGGCTTCTTCCTGAGCCCGCTCCAGGTTTTTCAGACAGGTGGCGTGATACTCGGGCTTGATCTCGCAGCCGTAGAACCGCCGCTCCAGCTTCACCGCCTCATATCCTTCCGACCCAATCCCGGCGAATGGCGAAAAGACTACCTCGCCGGGATTGCTGTAGAGGCGGATCAGCCGATGGATGACTCCCAACTGCAGGGGGCAGATGTGCTTCGTGTCGTCCTCGCCCCGTCCCTCCCGGACGTTCAGTGTGTCGGTCTCCTTGATGTCCATCCAGCAGCATTCCGCCCAATCGATCCACTGGTTGCGGGAGACTTCGCCCGCGGAATCGATGGGCACCTTGTTCTCCCCGGGGGCCCGGAACTTGATGAGGTAGTCGGGCAGGCTCCCCCGGCTCTTGGCCCGATCAGCTTCCAGCCCCACAAATTGGAGCTCCCGGCTCTTGGTTCGGATCGCCTGAGCCTGGGGGTTCTTGCGCACGGACCAGTCATACTCATAGACCAGCCCGGCCCGCTCCCCCAGCCGAATGTTCAGGCCCCGGAAATCAAACAGGCCCGCCCCGCCGCTGCGTTTCATCCGGGGAATCTGCATGACGTGGACCATCGCCACGCGGCCGGGCTTCAAGACCCGGACCAGCCCCCGGTAGAAAAACGACAGGTGAATCTTGGCCTCCCCCGCCAGATCCTCGCTGTTGCCGATGTCCGCCGCCATGCTGGTATACGCATAGAGTGAGGGAAATGGGGGAGAAAAGACCGAAAAATCCACGGATTCGGCCGGCATAACAGCCATATGGCGGATACAATCTTCCTGCACGACGCGATAGAGTTCCTCATTTTCCAATAGCATAGGTCTTGAATATCCTTTCTTGTTCTTCCGTGTCCGCCTGGACTCGCTTGGCCTTGGTGAGTACGTTTTGGACCATGGGCATTTCGGCGTCAGTCACCGGGATATGGACGTTGAGGGGTCTGGTGCTGCCGACGCGGTTGGACCGCTTGACGCCTTGATAGTATTCCTCGTAGGAGTCCTGGAGCCCGCTCCAAACTTGCCGGGTGGCAATCTGGAGATTCTGACCGAAGCCGAGGATTTTGGGCTTGGTGACGATCTGCCGCACGCGGCCAGCCTTGAAGTCGGCAATGATCTTCATGCGTTCTTCGTAGGGGGTGTCCCCGGTGATATTCCCCGCTTCCGGGAACGTGGCGGCCATGGTCTCCTGCTCCGCGTTGTAGTGGCACCAGATGATGGTAGATTCGTCGGGCCAACTATCGACCAGCCGCCGGATGAAGGCGGGCTTGTTGGTGGCAATAGACCTTCCATTGAGCTTGCCCTTGGAGATCTGGCTGAGCTTGCCCCGCGTGCCGATGCCCCCGGCGTCGGTGACGAACAGGCCCCCCGTCTGGTCCTGAACCGCCGTGGTCTGCTCGGTGGTCATGGGAACGTGGTCGATATGGACGTGGATCGGCGGAATATCTCCACTGTGGTCTTTCCAGCCGTAGGTCGCCGGGTTCGTCAGGAAGATCGACCAGTCGGACAAGGCCCGGTAGAACGGCCCCAGGGCGTGCGGCTTCAATTCCCAGCGGTTCTGGGTCTGGCCCCGGTTGACGAAAAACCGGGCCAAAAAGGCGTTGACCGTGGGGAAGGCGTCCATGAAGATCGCGTGATTCGCGTACTCGATTCGGTCGTTCGGGGCGGGCGTGCCCGTGCCGGCGAACTTCCACTGGAGACCCTTACCCAGCCGGAGGATCTGATGCCCCCAGGCCCCATAGTGACTCTTGAGCATGGACGATTCATCGACAATCAGAGCCCCCAGCCGGCCAGGCTCGATCTGCTCCGTCAGGGCCTCATAGTTGGTGATGCCATACCGTGCCCCTTGATTCATCCAGCCGCGTAGGTCGCGGGCATGGACCTGCTCCAGTGGGATCGAATCACCGTAGAACCGTCGGCACTCGTCCATCGTCTGTTGCACCACCATCAGGGGACTGATTATCAGCACGGCCCGACCGGGAGGCAAGACGGAGGCGACGTACCGGGCGAACTCCAGCATAATCAGGGTCTTGCCCAGTCCGCAATCGGCGAACACCGAGAACTTCCGCTTGCGGATCGCCATGGCGGCAATCGCCCCCTGATAGTCAAAAAGGAAGGAACTGGGTACATAAGGTGGCAGCGTCGAAGGGATGGCCTGATGGCCCAGCAGTGCCACGTATTCCTCGGGCACCAAGGCGGTACGGCCGCAGAAGCGATAGCGGGGCAGGGCCTTGATTCTCAGGAACAGACCGTATCCCTCCTGGCTGTTCAGATCGATGGTGATTTCCTGCATCATCTCACCAAAGAAAAACCCCCGGCCCTGCTACAGATGTGGAGTCTGCCCGCGCGTTACCGCTTTGGGGGACC